GCTATGTACGCGACTTCTTCTGAAATATATTTAGAAGATAAGATAGTTGCTACAATTAACAAACGGAATGAGATATTGTTTCATTCCGGGTGGTATGAGAATTATGAACTCCTAGGTGACGACATTGTTATCTTCAATGGTGAGGTTGCTGATCAGTACTTAGTGCTGATGCGCGATCTCGGATTGGAGATTAATATGTCGAAATCTGTGGTCTCGAAGAATAAAACATTCGAGTTCGCAAAGATTACTGGTCACCGGGGTCATGATGTGAGTGCTCTTCCTTGAAAAGCATTCATTTCTCAAAACACCATGATGGGTCGGGTGCAGATACTGAACTCGCTCTTGCGTAAACAGATGCATATTAAGAAATGAGTCTCTTATTTTGAACTGTTGACCAGAAGAAGCCTTGGTACGAAAGGGGATGCTTCATTCTCTTTACTTGCATTGTGAACTATGTTCGCAACGCGAGGCCAAATTCCTTATTCAGTGGTTTTCGAAAGTTTAACTAACTTAGAACAACCAAAGCAAAAGTACTACCGAGCAATAAAAGATAACGTTAATCTGGATTATATCCGATTAATTGTTTCTCAGTTGCTTAGTGGTAAAGAGCCTACTCCTCGTCGTTCAAAACGTCAAGCTGACGTTTGAAACGTAGAGGAAGTTTGAATAAAGAATACTCTAGTGAAACCATTATATGTTCACCAGAGTCGCTTCAATACTGAAGACGCAGGAATCAGTTTAGCTACTCGCTTTCTGATGGATCATCTCCCCGAACATCTAAAAGATGTCGGAAAGACGATTTGTACTATCCATTTTGATCCGTCTTGGAGCGAACTCCAGATGAATCTTTATGGAACTTGGATGTGCTACTACATGTTATTTAGTAATAACTTCGTGCAGTTGAACTCCGAGTTGGCCAATAGTACAAAGACTTTCTTTGACCGCTCTATAGATGAACTTATCGAGAATCAATCAACTGTCGATCGTATAACTGAGTTATCTCAGGTTATTGATCGGGGTTGAGAGAAACTCCATAAGGACGAGGATAAATCTCGTTTCCGAGAATCTTCCCCTTTAAAGGCTATTTCTAGCTTATTAAAGGTGCGGAAGTATCGTCCAGAATGGACGATGAATCCTGGTGTCTACGAGAGGTAGATAGCAGTCGAACGGAGCGACTAATTGTCTCCGCACATGCTTTTGGTCCCTCATCTTTGTGAGTATCATTAACCCTAATGTTAGAAATAATATTAGGCGCATCTTATTTAAGCCCCCA